ACTTGCAACAACCTACCTCCGCTTACCTAGAGATGCCAAACAAACAGGTATCCATGCAGGAGAAGGTGGTGCGAAGGAATTTAATGGAAGAGTCCTTTACGCTCTTAATCCGCACGGCACCGACACTGGAAGGCTCGCTAGTAGAGAGCACCACTTCTGGTGTGGATTACAAGTTCAGAACATTCCTAGAGGCAGAGAAGTTAAGCAAACATTATGTGCCGACGATGGATTTTTCCTTGGAGAGTGCGATCTTGAGCAGGCAGAGTCAAGAGATACAGCGCACATATCAGGAGATGAAAACCTCATTGCTGCTGTCTCGGGCACCAGAGACTTCCACTCAGTTAACGCTTCAGCATTTTTTGGTGTTCCTTATGAATCTATCTATGATGATGCCAGCGGAAAGACTAAGGATAAGAAACTTCGGGATCTTGCTAAACGAGTTAACCACGGCGCTAACTATAACATGGGCCCGGGAGTCCTCATAGATACAATGGGATTAGATAAGATCTGGGAAGCTAGGAAACTTCTGAATCTTACTGCCACAGATCCTAAAGCTATCGCAACCCATCTCTTAGCACAGTTCCACAAAACATATCCATACATACGAGGTAAATATTATGAATCAGTTATCAATGAAATTGGAACCACTAAACGACTTGTTAGTAGAGCTTTCCACCATACAGAATTTAACGTTAGGAACTATAAGGCAACTGACTACATTGAGCGAGGGGACTGGACAAGATACTGCTTTGGAAATCCCGCTAAAAACAAATCTGACCTTAATTCATACGTTGCTCACTGCCCTCAATCACTCAATGCCAGAACACTTAACGAAGCTTTCCTAAAAGTTTTTTATGAAATCGCCTTGCCTAATCCAGATAGCTTCAGACTTCACGCGCAGATTCATGATTCAATACTCTTTTCATATACCGCAGATTCTGGGCACCCAGAAAGAGTTCGAGATTGTATGGAGATTCCTGTCACAGTCTGCGATGTATCTGGAACTTACAGAACCTTCACCGTCCCTGCCGCACTCAAGGTAGGTTCCCCATCTACTCCAGCTAAATACTGGAGCGACACCGAGTAGCCATAACATGAACGATGAGTTCTTATCATCATATCTCGCGTATGCATCTGATACCGAAGTACCTGCAATCTTTCACCGATGGGCAGCTATCTCGAGTATCGGTGCATTCCTAGGAAGGAGATATTATTTCAGTCATGGCCACTTCGAAATCAATCCTAATATATATTGTATGCTTATCGGTTCCCCAGGAACCAGAAAATCCACATCAATCAAGCTCATTAAGAAACTCATAAAGGCCGCAGGATATAACACCATCGCTGCCGACAAGACAACAAAAGAGAAATTCATTCTAGATCTTTCAGGAGAAACAGATGCACAAGAGATTACCCAAGTTAAGTCTGGCAAGCAGATGGATGATTTCCTATCCCAGAATCTATGGGGATCAGACGATGAACCCTCCACTCGCCCGGACGCAGAGATGTTTATCATGGCTGATGAGTTCAATGATTTCTTTGGGAATGGTAATGTTGAATTCGTGTCTCTTCTTGGCACTCTGTGGGATTACTCTGGCACTTATAGTAATCGCATTAAAAACGGTAAATCAGTTTCTATCAACAATCCTACAGTTAGCATTCTTGGAGGCAACACTCCAACAGGTCTTAGCCTTGCTTTCCCACCGGAAGTTCTAGGCCAAGGTTTCTTTTCTCGACTACTCTTTATATATGGAGAACCAAATGGAAAACGGATTACATTCCCCAAAGCCCCCGATCCCGCTGCTACTGAATATCTCATATCCTTCCTCCGCAGAATCAGAGCTACGTGTAATGGATCAGCGCAACTTACTTCAGGCGCAGAAAGCCTACTTGACAAAATCTATAAATCAGATTTTAGAGTTCCTGACGTCAGGTTTGAGTCTTACTCCACTCGACGCTTCAGCCACCTACTCAAACTGTGTCTCGTTACATCTGCAAGTAGATGTTCTACGGAAATTACAGAGCGAGATGTTATCTATGCAAATACATTACTCCACCATGCAGAATACTTTATGCCTAAAGCACTTGGAGAATTTGGAAAAGCGAAACACTCAGACATAAGTCATAAGATTATTCAGTTAGTAGAGAGAGATTTTGTAATCCTCTCATTTAAGGAGATATGGAAACATGTTAGCTCTGATCTTGAAAAGATGCAGGATCTTACTACTCTCCTCCAGAATCTGGTGGCGGCAGATAAGCTCCAATCAATTCCCGGAAAAGGATTCGTTGCGAACAGGAGGATCATAGACGAAGTTGCAGAAGGTATGGTTGATTATTCTTTATTAACACTTGAAGAAAGAAAGATGAGTATATGAGTACGAACACTTGGGGCCAGGTATTTCTAGAGGGAGAGGTAGGCTCTACTCCCATGCGCTATGATATGTTTGTTAAACAACTTTTCAAAGGAGATAGCCGAGATAATATGCTAACTCATGCAGCCCTAGGAATTGCAGGGGAAGCAGGGGAGTTAGTAGATGCAATTAAGAAACATGTAATCTATGGCAAGCCTCTGGATCTAGAGAATGTACGAGAGGAGATTGGAGATATACGATTCTATATCGAAGCTCTGTGTAATATCCTAGATCTACATGACCAAACGATTATACAAGCGAACATGAATAAGCTAGCTAAGAGATACAAAGATCTTACCTACTCCTCAACCTCAGCAATTCAGAGGGCAGACAAGTTATGATTCCCCAATTCAATCCATCTGATGTGCATGTGATGGTAGATGTAGAGACTCTAGGCATGCAACAGAATGCAATCATGCTATCTCTTGGAGCTATAGTCTTTGATCCAACCCCGCGAGACAGAGGATTAGGAGATGATTTCTATATCGAAATCGACCCTGAGAAGTATCATGGATCAATAGATATATCCACAGTTAAGTTCTGGATGGAGCAAGGCAAGTGCCCTATGAATGGCAAGAGGGAGGGCCGCCATATAGGAGAGTTATTCACCGAGTATCTAGATAAGATGTGCTCAGGAAAAAGAGAGAATCTTGTTATCTGGGCGAATGGAACTGACTTCGATATTCCCAAACTCCAGTATGCCTATCGTCTAGGTAAGCGGATAGTTCCTTGGGGATATAGTGCAGTTCGAGATGCGCGAACAGTATACAAACTCTTTGATCCCCAGAAACTTCTAGCCCCGATACCCGTCCCAAACCACAATGCATTAGATGATGCAAAGAACCAAGCCCAATGGCTTATCAATATATTCTTAGGAGTCTCAGCAAATGGAATCACCCAAACTACCCTCGGATCAGGAACTGATGGACTCCCTCCCTCAGACATCTTACGGAGAACATCAGACCTTTTCTAACGGCAAGGTCAGATTCGAGTTCTTCCCTGAAGGGTTCATTACACTCTCCAAGGAACTTGCCACAGGTCTCCATCCGAAACTTGAGAGGCTTCTAGCGAATCACCCAGCAGATGAAACTGATATTAAACTTGCTGAGATCGCAGCTTATTGTGCAGTAGCTCTGGATGCAACTTATACTCTGGCAGAGAGAGACAAGCTCTGTTATATTCTAGCTGGCAGGTTGGAGGTTCTGAGAGAGCTGCCCTCCCCTCAGATCATTCTCCAGTGAGCGAGATAGCAGGATGGGAAACTCTGATCCCTGCGCCATATAGATCTATAGCTCACCACGTAGCTCCTACTTTATATGCAGAGATTCTGGAACTCCGGGCAGAGCTCGAGCGGATCAAAGGAACTGCTCCTATAGGTTATCTCTACACGAATCCAGAACTATCCAGACCTGTGTTTGTAATCCCAGAACTTATAGCAGCTGGCTGGGAACTGACTAACTCTAAATGGACCAGACTCTGCGCAGTATATCCGGCCCCCAAATGAATAAACCCCCAAGGACTTATAATCCAAGGGGGTTTTATTTTGTCTAGAATTTACTAGAACTACCAGAGAGCTGCGATATTAGTTGCAGAAGTTCCAGTACTCCAGATTCGAGTGGCGCGGATAGGAAGGATCTGCCCAGCTGTAACTCCTGTAATAGTAATTGACTGCCCTCCTACAGTGGTTACCTTGAGAGTTCCTGCACCTCCGCAGAAGATAAGGTTACAAGGAGATCCCAAATCAGTTGAGTCTGAGGGAGTTACATTAGCCAAGTTCTCTTGGGAACCTACTGAGTAAAGAGACATGAGATTATTTCCTTTGAAAAGATGCCCCGGTGAATTATTTGGGGCTTTGGTTTATTTACTCTTGCTGCAAAGGGCCACGGTGACTACTGGCCCCCACTGCGCGTAAACGTCTCGCCCGCTTGGCTTGCTGGGCAGCTTTAGGTCGCAGGTAGCGCCTACCGTGGCGCGTGCCTTGGACTTGATTAGCGTGGTGCCTTGCAGGGTGTAGGCTGGGCGGGTGGTTAGCTTGCCGTTGGGCTTGACTTTCCAACAACCAGCCGCTGATGGCATGGCGAGTAGCAGGGTGAAAAGTAGGATGGTGGGGCGCAGCATGTCTATGCGCTTAGTAAGAATTTAGAAATGGCATTGGCAATGTCGTACTGCCCAGATTTGAAAGGGTGGATCCCGTCCGTGTTGTAGTAAACACCAATATTCGCTGTCGTGTAGTCAATCCACTGAGCATTAACCTCTAGCAACGGCACGCCAAGAGTACTTGCAATAGACCGGATTGCTGTCAGTGTTACCAATTGATTGGCAGCGGTGGCAAAAGATGTAATTGATGGCGGTGGAGTTACCAGCAGTACATCACCTGTTTCTCGCGCCTTTGCAATGATCGTCGTTAGTGCCGCCTCTGTTGTCGCAGCAGTTAAGGTGTTGCCCCAATCGTTAATCCCGAGGCAAATAATCGTCAAATCGGGCGCATAAAACCCGAGCGTGGGCATTGGGTCATACAGCGTGACTGCTGGGCTCCAGGTCGTTGATCTGGCACCAGACCACCCCATATTCAGCAAGTTCACACTCTTTGTGTTGGTGTTGTAACAAACGACACCGAGCAGGTACACATTTCCAAGAACCGTCCGAATCAAATTAAGGGTGTGCGTTGTGTTAGATAAGCCGGTGATCGTTGTTTTTTGCAGTCCAAGCGCGCCCGAGGCCATTGTCGCAAGTACACCCCCGCCTATGTCAGCCGTCCAAGTGCCGCCGCTTGTGTGCCGATACCAGTAAATATCAACATCAGTGAAGGCGTTTGCCGGTGTAAACGTCATCGTTTCCGCAGCAGCAGCGCCAAGCGAGCCAACGCTATTGCCCATCATCTGACCGCCTGCCGTGTTTAGCGCCGAGATAGTCCAGTTTGCGCCAAGTGTCACGCGCGGGTCAAAAGAAGGTACTGTTCCGCTGTGTTGAACGGTTGAATTGTCAGATATAACACTGTCAATCGAAGCTGCCGTACCTGCGGCATTAAGCATTGATGCAAGATATGTAGGCCACGACAACGCCTTTGCACCAACCCACTGCGCAGCAGCGCCAGCGCCGTTTTGCGCTCCCACCCCTGCCGTCACGCTGTCACCAACGCACGCGATCTTCATATTTGAAACACCAGCCCTCACATTCGCCAGCGCCGCGCGTGTCTTGCGCATAGAGTAAGGGCTTGAAAGCGTTGGTACAAATAGTGATGGTAGTAACGCACCCCCCGCCACCAGCGACGTTGCGCCTGTGGTTGCGTCAGTTGCTGCGACAACTCCAGATACTGAAGCAGAAGGCCCAACCATGCCCGTTACGCTGTTGCTTGTGCCGTAAGAATACCCGCCAATCCCGCCTGTCAATTGATACGTAATCGACGCCTGCCGAACCGTAATCACAACCGACATAGCCACGCCAAAAGGGCCGAATGTCTTGCTTTGCAGCGATGCGGTAAAGCTGGGCCAAACGTCATCATTAGCGCTGGTGAACGCGATAGTACCGATGGCCGCGCCTGAGTTGATCGTGATAGACGCATTGCCATCCATCCCCAGCGTGACGGGCGATGTTGTGACGCTTACGGTAGTGCTCATTGTGTGATTTCCTGCGGTTCAGTTTGTTCGTTGTGTTGTGCAATAAAAGCATCGTTTTGCGACTGTGCAAAGGCCAATTGACGGTCTTTGTCTTCGCTTTCCAGCTTGCCAACGGCTTCGATTCGCTTGGTCTGCGCTTCCATTTCCTTGATTTTCAGTTCTCGGGATTTCAATTCAATATCGGCGCGCTTGTCGTTCACTTGCTGCTGTAGCTGTTGCAGTTGCTGCTGTAGCTGTTGCACCGCTTGCTTTGCCATGCCATCCTGTTGTTGTAGCTGCTGCTGCAATTGCTGCACCTGTGGTGGCACTTGGCCTGCTGCTTGTGGTGGCAACATGGCCTTTAGTCGTGCCGATACGTCATCAGCACCCGGCCAGTCCAAGTTTTTGGCGAGTAAATCACCGATCAATGGGGCCGACTGCGGAAATACCCGGATAAATTCCATCATCTGATCGGCTGACTCTTGCCGCTTGCTGGTGTAGCTTGGGCCAGCACTTACCGACACGTCATATTTACCAACCGTCAAATCAAACAGTTTTGTAATGCCTTCGATATGCTCATTGGCTGGCTCAAAACTTCCATCCGGTTCTTGCGGCTGTTGTCCA